TACAGCCGTCAAAGGTAAGTTGACAGGATTGCCAGCAAAATTGGCTCCTGTTGTTGCGGTTGAAGATAAGCCAGCAGTTTGCAAAACTTTAATAGAAGATCAAATTAATGAAGCACTTAACGAACTTGGAAACTGGATCGAGAGCGAATTCCTTACAGATGAAGAGGATAGTGACGGAGATAGCAAAATCCCTCCGTCCTCCTCCGAGCCTAACGATAAGTGAGTGGTCTGATAAGGAAAGGCGATTAAGTCCAGAAGCATCTGCGGAGCCTGGGAGGTGGTACACATCGAGGGCTGAGTATCTTCGTGGAATTATGGATGCGGTGAATGATCCGTCAATCCGTCAAGTCGTGGTGATGTCCTCGGCTCAAGTTGGCAAGACGGAATTTGTATTAAATACTCTTGGATATCATATCGCGCACGATCCTGCACCCATGCTTGTAATCCAGCCGACTCTTTCGATGGCTCAAGCCTTTTCGAAGGATAGATTGGCTCCAATGCTAAGAGACACTCCTTGTCTTCGCGGTAAGGTAAAAGATCCTCGATCAAGAGACTCAGGGAACACAACTCTTCATAAGGTTTTCCCAAACGGGCATTGTACTATAGCGGGAGCGAATAGTGCGGCTGGTTTAGCGTCAAGACCTGTCAGGATTGTATTGTGTGATGAGATCGATAGATATCCTCCGAGTGCTGGAAGCGAAGGCGATCCAGTACGATTGGCAGCAAAGAGAGCAACCACCTTCTGGAATAGTAAGCTAGTAACTGTTTCAACGCCTACGATTAAAGGAGCGTCAAGGATCGAGGCTGAATATTTACAATCAGATCAAAGAGAATACTACGTCCCTTGCCATGATTGCGGAGAGAAACAAACCTTAAAATGGGCTCAGGTGCGTTGGGATAAAGATCAACCATCATCGGCTCATTATGTTTGTGAGCATTGCGGCTCAATTTGGAATGATTCACAGAGATATAAAGCAATCAAGGCGGGAGAGTGGGTTGCTCATGGAGAAACGCATGGAATAGCGGGTTTTTGGTTGTCAGGTCTTTATTCTCCTTGGATACCATTAGAACAAGCCGTGAGAGAGTTTCTTGAGGCGAAAAAACTTCCTGAAACCTTGCGGGTTTTTATAAACACATTTTTTGGCGAGACTTACGAAACGGAAGGCGAAAATGTCAAACACGTTGATTTAAGAGATCACGAATACGAACCAGCAGAAAAGATTGATGATCGCGTGGTCATGGTGACAGCGGGAATTGATACTCAAGACTCTTACTTAGCCGTTGAAATTGTGGGCTGGTGCAAAGACGAAGAGAGTTTTAGTTTAGATTACAAAATTCTATATGGCGATCCTTCAACTCCCCAATTATGGCAAGATTTAGACGAAATCCTAAAACAGACATATTTGACTGATGATGGTCGTGAATTGCCGATCAAAGCAGCCGCAATCGATTCTGGCGGTCATTACACTCAAGCAGTCTATGATTTTGTCAGAACAAGACAGGCAAGGCGCATTTTTGCCATTAAAGGCATGGGCGGAGAGCAAAGACCATTAGTATCAAGACCAACTAGAAATAACATCGGGAAGATTAAACTTTTTACGATTGGCACGTTTCCTATAAAAGAATTGATTTTTTCAAGATTGAGGGTACAATCTGAGGGACCTGGGTATTGCCACTTCCCCGTGGGTCGTGACGACGAATTCTATGCTCAACTTACGCAATCAGAAAAGATTGTGACGAAGTATAGCAAAGGATTTCCACGGAGAGAGTTTGTCAAGACCCGAAATAGAAATGAGGCTTTGGATTGCAGAGTGTACAGTTATGCTGCATTATGTATTCTAAACCTTAATTTGAACGCGATTGCGGATCGGATCGAGCATGACCGAAACAAACCGATTGAAGAAAACTCCGAACGGCAATCGTCTCCCATTCTTAAGCCACGTCCTCAACGTGGTTTTGTGCAGGGCTGGCGTTAATGGCTAATCTTTTTGATGTTTCAAATGCTCCGACAACGGAGCCTGAGAAAGTGGTTATTGGTGATTTTGTTCAGTGGAAGCGTGAGGATCTGGTTGATGACTATCCAGTAGCAACTCATTCAGCGACATGGATAGCAAAATCAGCCGAAGGTGCATCGAATGAAATAACAATAAACGCAACGGAAGCCTCAACCTATTATCTATTTACAGCCTCAAGTGCCACTTCTGCATCATGGACGGCAGGACATTATCACTGGCAGCTAGAAATTGTAGAAACATCCTCATCAAATAGGATTGTTGTCGATCGAGGGTCGTTTGATATCTTGGTTGATCTTGATGCGTCTGGTGCTGATGCTAGAACCCATGCTGAGATAATGGTTCAAAAAATTGAGAGTATTCTTCAAGGAAAAGCTGACAGTGACGTAGCGAATTATGCGATTGCTGGTCGGTCATTGACAAAAATGAGTTTTGAAGAACTTATCCAAGCAAGGGATTTCTATCGCAAAGAATATCATAGGGAATTAGCTTTGGAGAGGGCTGAAAACGGTGAAACGACTGGCAAAACCATCTATGTGAGGTTCTGATGGATTTAAAATTCTGGAAAAAATCAGAGCCAAAGGTTCAAAAACGTAATTTTCACGGAGCCTCGATAGGGAGATTATTCTCTGATTTTATTTCCTCAAGTCGGTCAGCAGATTCAGAAATTAGGCCAGCACTTAGGACGCTGCGGGACCGATGTCGAGAAATTACGCGAAATCACCCGTATGCGAAACGATACTTGCAGATTATGTCAACGAATATCGTTGGTTCAACTGGCATTCGTTTGCAAGTCAGAAAAAGAAACGATGACAATTCTCTCGATACGCTTGGAAACAGACTAATTGAGAACGCTTGGAAAAGATGGGGCCGAGCGCAATTCTGCACGACAGATCAGCGTTTAAGTTGGTTGCAGGCTCAAAAATTATTCGTTGAGACGCTTGTAAGAGACGGCGAGGTCTTAATTAAAAAAATAAAGAATCCGTCGGGTAATCCATTTGGATTTTCTTTGCAATTTATTGAGGCTGATTTTCTTGATGAGGATTACGATCAGCGGTTGAGCAATGGCAACGAGGTTAGGATGGGTGTTGAGATAGATCGACGCACTCATAAGCCTTTGAATTATTATCTTTTTGAAGATCATCCGCACCACGATCAAGGTTATGGATCTCACACTAAAAGGCATCATGTCATCGTGCCAGCTAGTGAATTGATCCATTGCTACATCCAAGAAAGACCAGGGCAGACTCGCGGTGTTCCGTTTATGGCTAATGTTCTCAGCCGTTTGAAAATGTTAGATGGGTTTGAGGAAGCTGTTTTAGTCAATGCGAGGGTTTCAGCTAGTAGGATGGGGTTCTTTACCTCTCCAGAAGGTGATGGGTTTGTTGGGGATGATTACGATAATCACGCACCAATTATGGAGGCAGAGCCTGGAACGATGACGCAACTTCCTGCGGGTGTTAGTTTTCAGGCATGGGACCCGAGTCAACCTCAAGATAATTTTGCAGATTTTGAGAAAGCAATTCTTAGAGGTATTTCGTCGGGTCTGGGTGTTAGTTATGTCTCGCTAGCAAATAACCTTGAAGGTGTTTCTTATTCATCTATAAGACAGGGAACCCTTGAGGATAGAGATCATTTCAAGATGATGCAACAGTGGATGATTGATGCTTTCGTTGATCCCATCTATCGCGCATGGTTGGAAATGGCGATTACGACTGGAAACATAAATCTTCCAATGGGTAAATATGATTTATTCGCGGATCAAGTAATCTATAGACCAAGAGGATTTGAGTGGGTGGATCCACAGAAAGAAATCACGGCTAACGTCACGGCACTCCAGAATGGGATTATTTCGCTTCAAGATATCCATTCCAAATATGGAAGAGATACGGATGAAGTGTTTGAACAGATCAACCGTGAAACAGAATTAGCTGAAAGATACGGAATAGATACCGCATTCCAGCCGTTTGGTGGTGGTCAATCACCCTACGGACCTTCAAAGATACCTCTTCAGCAAGTTGTTCCAGTGGACGAAGATGGCGACGTATAAAGGAACAGAAATAGACCTAAAGCCAACGCAAGGGATGGCAGAGGAAGCGCAAAGATTCTTTGATTGGCGTGAAGAAGGTTTCAAAGGCGGGACAGCCGTGGCGGTCGCACGAGCTAGACAGTTGGTAAACCGTCAAGAACTGTCAGCAGATACAGTTAGGAGGATGCACAGTTTCTTTTCTAGGCATGAAGTAGACAAACAGGCAGAAGGATTTAGACCAGGAGAAGATGGCTATCCAAGTCGGGGCCGAGTATCGTGGGCGGCATGGGGTGGAAATCCAGGCCAAACGTGGGCAAGAAGCAAGGCGGCGAGACTGGATAGTATAGACGAAAGAGGTTTGAGCATGGATAGAGCGGAACCAGATGAGTTATCGGTTAATGATTTTGTGTCTTGGAATACATCAGGTGGACGATCTCAGGGCGAGATTGAACGGATTGAAAGAGATGGATCTATAAATGTTCCGAATAGTGATTTTACTATTACTGGAACCGAAGACGATCCAGCGGCTCTAATTAGAATCTTTCAAGAAACGGAAGAAGGCTGGGAAGCAACTGAAACTTTAGTCGGTCACAAGTTTTCTACGCTTACAAAAATTGACAAATTGCGTTATGATAAGGACAAAGAAAAACGTCATATCATTTCGGTTGAAGAGGATGAAAACTCCTTCACGATAAAGTACGCGAAAGCGGAGGAAGATATGGAAGAAGAGAGATTTGACAATTCTGAATTGGTTTTTCGTGCCGTTCATACTGAAGTTACAGACGAAGATGACAGACGGGTTCGTATGTCACTTTCTTCTGAAGAGCCAGTAGAGCGATCCTTTGGATTAGAGGTTTTGCGGCATGAAAATGGCGCGATTGATTTAACAAGGTTAGATAGTGGTCATGCTCCTTTATTATTAGACCATGATTTAACCAAACAGATTGGTGTCATTGAAAGAACCTATCTTGATGAGACAGATCGAAAGTTAAGATCTGTGGTGCGTTTTGGAAAATCCGCACTGGCAAGAGAAGTTTATGATGATGTCAAGGATGGTATTAGAAGCAACGTCAGCATCGGATACCAAATCCACCAAATGGAGGAAAAAAACGAACGTGACGGGACGGTTGCAATTAGTTCATGGACTCCCTATGAGGCAAGCATTGTTAGCGTTCCAGCGGATGCTGGAGTTGGCGTTAACAGGGCTGCCGTTCTTTCAACCCCACAAAAGGAGGACGAAATGTCTGAAGTGGAACTAAATGAAGTCCGTGAAAAGGCGGAAGAGGCCGCAAAACGTGACTTCCAAAAAAAAGCGCAAGAAATTATTAACCTTGCAGTCAAGCACAACAGAAGAGATTTGGGCGATCAAGCTATTTTTGATGGTCTTTCGGTTGAGCAATTCCGTGGCGTATTGCTAGATGCTATTGGTGAAGGAAAACCCTTGGAAACGCCAGCGGGTGCTGTAGAAATGAGCCAAAAGGAAGAGCGTGAATATAGCTTTATGAAAGCGGTTCGCGGTCTGGTTAATGGCTCTGGTTTGCGTGATTTTGAGCGTGAAGTCTCGGATGAAATCGCCAAAAGAGCCAAACGGGAAGCCCGTGGTTTCTATGCTCCAGATTCATTCTGGAATGGAAAACGGGATCTTACCGTAGGGACAAACTCTGCTGGTGGTTTCTTGAAGCCAACTGATCATCTTGGAAATGAGTTTGTTGATGCTCTTAGAGCAAGACTTGTTTTCTCCGAACTTGGTGCGAGGTTCATGAGTGGTCTTTCTGGGGATGTTGCTATTCCTAAACTTTCTGCTGGCGTATCAGCAGGATTTGTGTCGGAAAATGGTGCAACTTCAGAAGTGAACGCAACCTTTGCACAAATTACGATGTCCCCGAAATCGCTCGGCGCATTTACGGATATCAGCCGATTGCTAATGATTCAAAGCGATCCGAGTGTAGAACAGATCGTTCGTGATGATCTTCTTAATGCAATAGCTCAAAAGATTGAAGACGTTGCTATAGAAGGTGGTGGATCGAATGAGCCAACAGGTATCACTCAAACCTCTGGGATTGGTGCGGTTGAAATTGCTACAAACGGTGGCAATCTCACTTGGGCTGCGATCACTGATCTTGTTAAAGAGGTTGAGGTTGATAATGCTGCGATCAACGGGAATACACTAGCTTACTTAACAAACCCGAAAGTCAAGAGCCATGCGGCGTCGACTGCAAAGGTATCGTCAACTGATAGCGTAATGCTTCTTGACGCTCCCTGGGATGCTATGTATGGCTACCCATTGGCAGTGACCAATAACGTACCTTCTGATCTCACCAAGGGAACGGGAACCAGCCTTTCGGCTCTCATTTTCGGTGACTATTCCCAACTGATGCTAGGATTTTTCTCAACCCCTGATGTTTTAGTGGATCCATATACGGGAGGATCTTCTGGAGCAGTTCGGATACGAGTAATCCAAGAAGTAGACGTTGCTGTACGTCACGCACAATCCTTTGCGGTTTGCGACGACATCACAGCCTAGTAAAAAAAGGGGGGGTGGCTTCGGCCACCTCCTATTTTTGGAGAGAAAGATGCAGATTGAAATAATCAGGACTTGCAGGGTTTCAGGCAAAATAGCGAATGAAGGCGATATTTGCGACGTTCCTGATGCTATTGGCATTGATCTTGTTAACATGAAAAAAGCAGTCCCTTCCGAGAAGCCAAAGAAGAAAACAAACAGAGCCGTGGGATTAAATAAAAAATCGGCTGGTGCGTTAGTGGGGCGTGGTAAAAAGTAATGGCCGTTGAAAGTGCTGATGACAGAGCGATTTTTTTCGGAACGGATGATTTTGGGAGTGCGGCTACATACACTCCTAGCGGGGGATCTGCGTCAACTGTCAACGGTATTTTCGATAATGAAATAGTAGAAATAGAAGCGGGTGGAAGTGTCACAATGGCGGTTAGACAACCTCGCTTTTTATGTAGGACAGCCGATATTTCAGCAGCAGCCGATGGGGATGCTCTGACGGTTAATTCTACAGCTTACACGATCAGAGTCGTTGATCATGATGGAACAGGGATGACAACTCTAGTGCTAGAGAAAAACTAAATGACTCATGTTCGTGAATCAATTAGGAATAACATTCAAACCACGTTGACTGGTTTAACAACAACGGGATCGAATGTTTTTACATCGCGGGTTTATCCGATTCAGAGCGCCAAAATGCCTGGCCTCTGCATCTACACCTCCAGCGAGAGCATACAGGTCCAAACCCTCGCGCCGCCTAGAGGATTGGTCCGCACGTTGGAGGTGTCAGTTGAGGCTTATGTTGAGAACACTGATCCAGACGATGTTTTGGATGATATCTCGGCTGAGGTTGAGGCGGCTATGGCTACAGACCTCACTAGAGGCGGATATGCAAAAGATTGTAGATTAACATCTTTTGAGGCTGAATTTGCTGGTGACGTTGAGAAACCTTTAGTTGTAGGTCGTATGACTTATGAGATATTATACTCAACAACTGAAACGAACGCTGAGGCTGTGTATTAGGAGGTATTATGCCGAAAAGAATTGAAGTATTCCCACCATCTGGTGGGGACCCCATAGAGATAAATCAAGAGGATTTAGCTTCATTTGAGGCTAAAGGATGGCTCGCGGAACCCCGTAAGCCTAAAAAACCCGCAAAAGCGGAAATTGTAACCCCATCGAAAGGAGATAAATGATGGCTACTTTTTCAGGAAGTGACGGGGTGGTTTTGGTCGGAACAGACCAAGTTGCCGAGATCCGTTCTTATTCTATTGATGAAACGATGGACACCCTTGAGGATACCTCAATGGGAGACACCTCAAGGACTTTTAAAACGTCTTTAAAGTCTTTTAGTGGTTCGGCTGATGTGTTCTTTGACGACACGGATACATCTGGTCAAGGCGCTTTGACTGTTGGATCTTCTGTTACTTTGAATATTCAAATGGAAGGCAACACAACAGGAGATCATAAATTATCAGGAACCGCTCTTGTAACAGGGCGCACTATTACAGCGTCTTTTGATGGCCTTGTGGAAGCAACTATAAACTTCCAGGGTACGGGGGCATTAACTGAAGGTACTGTTGCGTAAGGAGTAAAAAATGGCGGCAAAAAAATCAACGAGTGTTTTGGCTCGTGCTAAAAATCACTTCGAAAATCAGCCTATTCGGGAGATAGTTGTTCCTGAGTGGGCTGATGACGAAGGAAACCCATTTGTGATGTATGTCAAACCGTGGACGATCCAAGATCAGGGTAAGTTGCAGTTTGCTATCAAAAGTGGGAATGAAGCAGATGCAGTTGTTGAGGTATTAGTTATCAAATGCCTCGACGCAAACGGAGATAAGGTCTTCCAGATCGGTGACAAAGTAGATTTGAGGCAAAACGTGGACGCTAATGTTTTAGCTAGAATTGCCTCAGAGATTACTGGAACAGATACGGAGGAACTTGAAAAAAACTAAGGCGAAGCGAGGAGAGACAATTTAAGTTTTTCCTCGCTGACCGATTAGGCATGACTGTTCAACAATTAGAACATGAAATGTCAGTTGATGAATTTATAGAATGGTCAATTTATCATCAGATTGACTCAGAACGTCAGAAACGGGCGATGAAGCGAAATGGCAACAACTAGACTCCAAACTGATCTAACAGCCCGTGATTTAACGAAATCAGCATTTAGATCTCTAAATCGCAGTCTTGCATTTACTGAGCGAGCAGTAATGAATGTGGCAAAAGTCACAACTGGTCTCGGTCTTGTATTTGGTGGTCTAGCTGTTCGGCAAGTAGTCGCTGTTAATAGAGCCTTTGATAGCTTGGAAGCATCGTTAGTAACTTCAGTGGGGTCAATCGAAAAAGCAGGGAAAGCGTTTGCATTTTTGCAAGATTTCGCAAAACGCACACCATTCTCACTTCAGGAGGTTGTTGGCTCATTCAATGTTTTAGTATCGCAAGGTCTTAGACCAACTACCGCACAATTAAACGCATTCGCGGATATTGCTGGTGGCACTTCCAAATCTATTATGCAATTTGCGGAAGCAGTTGCAGATGGTTCAAGAGGTGAGTTTGAACGGCTTAAAGAGTTTGGAATATTAGCCTCAAAGGAAGGGAACAAGGTCACTCTGTCAATGGGTGATCTAACCTTGAAAGTCAACAGAAACTCAGAAGAAATCCTCAAAGCATTAGCGGAAATAGGCAAAGCAAAATTTGCTGGAGGTGCTGAGAGACAGGCTCAAACATTAGGAGGGGCATTCACTAATTTAGGTGACAATGTAGACTCCTTTATGCGGAAAGTCGGAAAGGCTGGATTAAATAAAGAACTTTCTGGTCTTGCGAAAGCAATTTCAAGAATTGTTGATGGTAATAATGATCTCGCTAAATCTTTTTCAAATGTGTTGGTGAAGGCGATAAGAATAACCGTCAAGTTTTTGAAAATGATGGTTGATAATATTGAGGTTGTGTACAAAGCGCTATTGTTAGCGTTTGGAGTTGTTGTTTTGCAAAAAATTGCAGCAGTAGCTCGCGCGTTAGGAACGCTTGGAAAGGTTGTTTTTAGTCTAGGTAAAATATTCGGGGTCTTAAAAGGTAAGATCGGTTTGATCGCGGTTGTGATTGGCGCGATGGCGGGTGGAGTTGCTATAGCAACGGGAAACCTTGACAGTTTTATTGATAAAATAAAAGACACGATTGACGAAGGATCAAGACTATTTAATAAAATCATTGGTGGTAATAATATTTTTGGTGATTTTGTTAAAACAACAGACTCAGCAGAAAAAACCCTAGATAAACTTGCGAAAGCGCATAAAGGGACAGCTGAACAGGTCGCTAGACACGTTGATAAAATAGAAGATGCTTACGACTCTCAAGTTAAATCAACAAAAGCAAGGGTTGAAGAAATCAAGAAATTACTCAATTACGAAGATGTAATTGGGGATACAAATGAAAAAATTAAATTAGCTACTGAGCTAAAACAAAAAGACGCTTCAACAACAAACTTTTCTAACAGAATAATCAGAGAAGCAACCGATGCTCAAATTGATTATGCAGCGGCTAACGAGCGAACTTATGGGGCGGGAGCGATCAAAGGGGTCAAAGATTATTACAGATCGATCTCTGACAACGCTAAGAACGCAACCCAATTTACAACTAAGGCATTCCAAGAGTTGGAGGGGTCACTTTCAGAGTTTTTCCAATCTGGGAAATTAAATTTCAGAACATTTACTGATGCCATTAAGAAAGGTCTTGCTGACTTAGCAGCAAAAGCGGTCGTTTCTACAGGTATAAACTTCCTTGGTAAAGTATTCCCAACCCTTAAATTTGCCGAAGGTGGTTTAGTTCCTGGCACTGGAGGACCAAAATCAGACAATATTTTGGCTCGGATATCATCAGGCGAGTATGTAATAAAAGCGGCATCTGTTGATAAATTTGGCAAGGGATTCTTTGACCAAGTAAACGCAGGGATCATGCCTCAGACTGGCATGGATATGCGGGTCTCAAAAGGGTTAGCCGAGTCAACTACTCCAGCGTTTGGATTTGGTAGCTTCTTTAAAAAGATATTTAAAGGAATAAAGAGCGCATTTGATACTGTGGTTGATGCAGTTTCAAAAGTTGTGAAATACGTTAGCCAAGCCGTGAAGAATATGGTTGACGGGATACTTAGTGGAGATTTAGCAACCATTGCATCGCTTGCGGCAAGTTTCATTCTCCCAGGCGTGGGTACGGCAATCACATCAGGGTTTGCAACCGCAACAGGATTCAGCGGATACGTTAGCGCAATCACCAGTGGGATCAGTCAATCTTTCGCTCAAGGCATCTTAGGCTCGGCATCATTGTCAACCATCGCAACATCAGTAGGAACAGAGCTTGCTAAAGGAGCATTGGTTGATACGTTGTCGGATAAGATTTCGACTAAAGTGTTAGGTGTCACTGATGGGATGGCTGCATCAGGTTCATCCTTTGATAATCAAAGATCAGAATCGTTTGGTAAATTATTTAATCGAGCCGCGCCATATCTTGCAAGAGGAACAGGTGGTCCAGTTTCTAAGGGTGATAACGTAAAGGTTGGTGAGAGTGGGCCTGAAATGTTTATCCCAAATCGGAACGGAACTATCGCTCCGATCAAGTCAGATGGTGCGGAACTCGTTAATGCAGTAAACTTAATGAAAGATGAAATCGTTTCGTTAAGGAGGCAGATGGGGAGGTTGCTTGCGGGTCAAGAGCTTGCTGGAGCTAGGGTATAATGGTTGCCACAACCCTCGCTGATCTCGTTGCTGATCCGTATGCTAAAAAGAAGTATCTGGTTATTTTAAAACCTTATGATATTTCGGGGGCTTCAGAACTTACACTTTACTATTCGGGTGAGGGATTTGTTACATCTCCGACAGATACGCCAGCTAATACGTTGTTTGACGCAAGACTTGTTGAGCCGATTTCGTTCCAGCGTTCAATGTTTTCGTCGGGTAAGTTGGGTGGTTTTTCCGTTCCAGGTTTCGGAAATCTGGTGCTTACGAATGCGGATGGAGGTCTTGATGCTTTCGCTGGTTATGCGTGGGATGGCCGTTCGGTCGAAGTTAAGGTTGGTGAATCTGGTGCAGCATATCAATACTACTTTACAATCTTTGACGGACAGGCTCATTCGATAGAATTTGATGATTTGTTTGTGAATGTTGTTCTCCGAGACAGACAGGACGATTTTCAAACTAACTTTCCTTCTGTGCTATATGCAGGGACAGGAGGAAATGAAGGGACTGCCTCATTAGAGGGCCAGCCAAAACCGCTATGCTTTGGTCAGGTTTATAATATTGAGCCCGTTTTGGTGGATGCTACTAATTACGTCTATCAAGTTCATAATGGTCAAATAGAAGCAATAAATGATGTTTATGAGGCGGGAGTAGCTCTTACCTTAACGACTGACTATACGGTTGATTTGACCAACGGACGTTTCACGCTTGTATCGGCTCCGACTGGAAAGATTACAGCAGACGTAGAAGGCTCTAAACCTTCTGGCTTATATAAATCAACAGCGGGTGATATTATCCGACATATTGTTGTTGATTATGGTGGTTTAACAGACCCAGGGGACTTAGACACTACATCATTTACTGACTTAAACACAGCGAATAGCTCAGTGGTTGGGATATATGTCAAAGACAACACAACCATTCTAGAGACGATTGATCAGATAGCTAATACAGTTGGAGCATTTTACGGATTTGACAGAACAGGGAATTTCCAAGTCGGTAGGATAGAATTGGGCTCAGGTACGGCTGATGCAGAATTTGATTCTACAAATATCATTGAAATTACTCGATTGGCTTCAGCAGTTCCCAACTTTCAGGTTCGGGTTGATTACGAAAAAAATTATACAGTAATGTCAGAGACTGATCTTGGTTCAGTGACAACTGCAAGACGTGACTATCTAGTAAGGGACGCGAAAGTAGAAAAAGCGGAAGATACAGCGGTACAAACGCCATATCCGAACTCTGAGGCTCTTATAGTGCCTTCATTGTTCTCAACGTCTGCCAACGCAGCTACGGAGGCATCAAGGCTATTGACGCTGTATAAAACACAGAGAGACATCTACAAGGTCAAAGTAAAAACCCAACCATATACGTTAAAATTAAATGATGTAGTGAAAATAACATTTAACCGTTATAATCTGACGAGCGGCAAGTTGTTTAGGGTTATCTCAATTTTTGAGGATGCGGCTCTGAACGAAGTAGATTTAGAGCTTTGGGGTTGATTTAATGACTAATATGATAATTTCAGCCGTCAATTATGTCGATAGCGGAACCTTAACGGTTGACAATGAGGTAGCAACTTTACCTGGAACTAATTTGCAGGATCGTCAATTAGTCAAAATCTTTAGAAACAGTCAGACGACAGCACAGATTGATGTTGATTTTGGGCAAGGTCGAATCGTGGATTTTGTTGGTTTGATTAAGCATAATATTTCAACCACAGGAACTATTAGATGGCGGTTTAGTAATGTCTCTAATTTTGCGAGTACTGTATACGACTCAGGAACGGTTGATGCGTGGCCTATAGTTGAAGAATTTGGAACGCTCCCGTGGGGTGTTTTTAGTTGGGGTGGTTATTTAAACCCAACGGTTGCGGCTGATTACACGATTTCCAGTTTTGATGTTTTAGATTCTACCGTTCAAGCTAGATATTTAAGAATTGATATCTCAGACGCATCAAATACAGACGGATACATACAAGCAGGAAGATTAATTTCGGGTCCAGCGTATAGGCCTTCAATCAATTATGCGAATGGGGTTGAATTTGAATTTGTTGATGAATCAAGAGTCACTAAATCAAGAGGGGGTCAAACATTCATTGATGAGGTTGAGAGATTTAGAAGGATGAGGTTTGATCTGATTAACCTGCCAGAAAATGAGATTTTTCAGAATGTCTTTAATCAGGTTGACCGATTAAAAGGGATAGCTGGTGATGTTTTGATAATCCCACAACCTGACACGCCTTCTACATGGATAACGCAGAACATTTATGGTAGAATTACGAACACCGACCCCATCGTAAATTCTGCTCTAACATATTACGGACGACGAATTGAAGTTGAGGAAATGATCTAATGGCTTATCCCGTTACACTTAATGGACGAACTTATACATTAGCGGATTTTGAAGGCACAAATTACGTTGACGGCCTTCCTGATGCTTTCGAGGATTTTGTAACTCATGCGGGTGACATATATAACGACACTTCAACAAGTTCGGTCGCTATCGGAACAGGATCAAAGACCTTTACCGTTTCCTCTGCAAAGCCATATCAAGCGGGAACCCCTCTAAGAATAGCGGATGCAGCCGATCCCTCAACTAACTTCATGGATACGGTGGTCACTTCGTACTCTGGGACAACCCTAGTAGTTAATTCTATTGGATACGGTGGTTCTGGGACCAAAACATCGTGGACTATTAATATCGGCGGGGCGAAAACGGTCGATGGAACTCTAGGGTTATCCCAAGGTGGAACAGGTGCGACAACAGCATCGGATGCTAGGACAAATATAGACGTTTATTCAAAATCAGAAGCAGACTCACGATATCTAAATGTTTCTGGTGAGGCTTCAGACGTTGTTCTTTCAGGTGACTTGACAGTTGATACAGATACGTTATTTGTTGATAGTAGTCTTAATAGCGTAAATATAGGAACTACCACTGGAGTAAGCGGCTATCCACTTCGAGTTGCAAATAATAGTGGCAATTCTCAAGTTCTTATAACGGCTGGAACTAACTTTAATTCAACAATAGCCTTTGGTGATCAAGACGCAAACGATACAGGTCAGATCGTCTACGCAAGCAACGGCGACAGCATGAGATTTCATACAAATGGTTCAGAACGTGTCCGTATTGATTCATCAGGTTCTGTTTTATATCAAACTGCTGGTGGTCAGGGATTCGCTTTTGGTGCTAGTGGTTCTTCTGCTTCTGCTGCTGCAAATATGTACGCTCCAGCATCGCAAACTTTAGCTTTTGGCACTAACAGCAGTGAGAGGATGCGTATCAAAAATACAGGCGAGGTCGTGATTGGAGGAACCAGTACTTCGTATGGTAAATTACATATCTTTGATGGTAATTCTGATATTGATATGGATACAAACGCTAGTGGACAATTTCACATTGACGGTAATGCGTACGGTTTTGGAATTGCTCTAAATACAGACGGCGCACAATTATATACAAATTCATCAGCTCGTTTCTTGATTTTTGGAACAGACGAAACTGAAGCGTGTAGAGTAGATGGTTCACAAAATTTCCTAGTGGGTACGACTACGGGCGGTGGAACAATCGGAACATACGATGGTTTTGGTGCTTATTCTGGCGGCACGATGTTTAGTGCTGCTACTTCAGCGAGGTCCATATTTTCACGAAGAAGCACGGATGGAGATGTTATTGAGTTTAGAAAAAATAGCACTGATGTTGGAAGTATTTCTGTTACAGGTAGCGCAACAGCATATAACACTTCCTCTGACTACCGACTTAAAGAAAATGTGACTGCAATCGTTAATGCAACTGAGAGATTAAAGCAACTTAATCCAGTACGTTTTAACTTTATTGCAGATCCAGACAAGACTGTAGATGGCTTCTTAGCCCACGAAGTCAGTGACCATGTTCCAGAGGCAGTAAAAGGAGAAAAGGATGCTGTCGATGCTGATGGCAATCCAGAGTATCAAGGCATAGATCAGAGCAAATTAGTTCCTCTATTAGTAGCTACAATTAAGGAACTAGAAGCAAGAATAACCGCATTAGAATCATAGGAGAAAATAAAATGGCAGCAACATGGATAGTCAATAATTTGGACTTTCATAAAAGTCTGAGCGGAAAAACCGATGTGGTTTTTAACGTGCATTGGAATTGCCAAGATGAAGACGCAAATGGAAACGCAGGGCGATGTTATGGCACTGTAGGCATTTCTACTGATGACCTATCTAGTTTTACACCATATGCAGATATAACAGAAACTCAAGCAATCGGATGGGCAAAGGATGCTCTTGGTGCTGATAAAGTAGCAGAAACTGAGGCAAGTGTAGCTTCCCAAATTGCAGAAAAAGCAAATCCAACTCAAGGAAGTGGAGTTCCTTGGTAATGTCAGATCAAGAACAAAAAATAAGCATCGAGCAAGCAACCCTCCATTTTTTAATGAAATGCAATATTCATTCAAGCGAAGTAGATGCGTTCATTGCGGTTCGTAATCACTTTCAGGAACAAGTAAATAAACAAGCAGTCTCGGAGACAGATGATGACCCAGGAAATCAAGACGGCAGTTGACGTATCAGCGGCAGCGACTGGAGGATTAGTCTGGTTTGAGTGGATTCATCCCATCGCTGGATTGTTCACAATCGTCTGGCTAGGTATATCTATTTGGCAGTCTCCAACCGTTCAAAATCTCCTAAAGAAAAAATGAAATGCTTGCGGAACTCGCTGCGGCGAATGCTGCTTTTGCTGTCATTAAACAGGTCGTTAAAAATGGTTCTGACATTGTTAAAGCGGGTTCGGCTATTGCGAAATTTGTTGGAGCTAAAGAGGACTTACAACGAAAAACTGGAGGCAAGAATAGATCGTCAGCTTCAGGGGATACGCTACAAGCCTTTCTAGCACTGGAGCAAATACGGAACCAAGAGCAAGAACTAAAGGAGTTTATGATTTACTGTGGGCGTCCTGGCTTATGGTCAGATTGGGTTAAATACCAAGCACAGGCAAGAAAAGACAGACGCAACCAAGAACGCGAAGAACTAAAGCAAAGAAAAAAAAGACTTTATATCCTAGCAGTGTGTGGGTTAGTATTTTTAGGCTTCCTCGCAATAGCTGGAATAGTTGGGTTGATTTACTTAAACTCTACGAGGTGAATATGTCAGACGAGAATATTCCTGATAAACAAGCGTATCAGGTAAACCGTAGGAGAATGTGTTGGATAGCCCTCGGGATGATGGGGTTGATGGTTGCGGCTATAATTTATGATCCTGCTACCTATAAGGCATCCGATATGGGGCCGTTATTCTACGGGCTCAGTGGATTAGTTGCGGTGTATTTTGGTGCTACATCATACCAACAGTCTAAAAGATGATACCAGCTATCCCCCCAGCTTGTTTTAGTGTTGGTGAGGTGGTTATGATTTCTTTAGTTGTCATTTTGTTAATCGTATTGGTGAAAAAATGATTAATTTTCTCGGGCCGATTGCTAACCTAGCTGGAACCTTTTTAGAAGGTCAGTTAGAGAAAAGTAAAGCTAAAACAGCCGTTAAGATTGCCCATGCTCAAGCAGAAGCGGCGGTCATGCAGAAAAGAGCAACGGGAGAAATCGACTGGGATCTAGAAATGGCAAAGGCTTCAGCTCATTCCTGGAAGGACGAATGGCTGACAATTTTGTTCTCTATTCCGTTGATTTTAGCCTTCTGTGGGGACTGGGGGCGCGAAGTGGTGAAAGATGGGTTTTTAGCTCTTGAGGCTATGCCTGACTACTATCAATACAGTTTGGGGGTTATTGTAGCGGCGTCCTTTGGGGTTAGGGCGGCAACTAAATTCTTTAGGAAGTAAATGGGTGTCCCTCCCTTAACAGACGAACAACTAGCCAAGGTTTTGTACACCCTGAAGGAGTCTGATGGGAACATGACTGCTGCGGCTAAAGTCATGGGGATACCTCGTGCAACCTTTCAAAACAGAGTACAAATAGCAGAGAGGCGGGGTATATTAGCACGAGAGCCTTTTGAGGCTGAACCAATACCCTCTGAGCTTCAAGATATTGATCAAATCATTGAGCGAAGGAAAAAGCAATTTGAAATCAAAGATCGAGCGAAGATTGCTCGGAGACTAATTCAGGTCAAAGTGCGAATTGATGGACCGATTGGGATTACGCATTTAGGAGACCCGCACGTTGACGATGACGGGACCGATATTCACGCCATAGAGAAGCATATACGCATAATCAACGACACAAAGGGGTTCTTTGGTGGGAACGTAGGAGATCAACAAAACAACTGGATTGGGCGTCTAGCGGCTCTTTATGGGCAACAGGCAACCTCTCAACAGGAAGCCTGGGCTCTAACCGAGTGGATGGTTACTTCTGTTCAATGGCTTTATATCTTGGGTGGAAACCACGATGTCTGGAGTGGCGCGGGTGATCCTCTGAAGTGGATGCTAAAGAACCAGCAAGGGGTCTTTGAGAACTGGGGAGCTAGGCTCAACTTATTATTTCCAACAGGGAAACAGGTAAGAATAAACGCAAGGCACGATTTCCCAGGTCATTCTCAATGGAACGCGGTTCACGGGGTGTCGAAAGCGGCTCAGATGGGTTGGAGAGACCATATTCTAACCGCAGGGCATAAACACACTTCGGGGTATCAGGTTTTAAAATGTCCCGCTACTGGTTTGATTAGTCACGCTCTACGGGTTGCGGGATTTAAAAAGTGGGATCGGTACGCAGAACAATTAAACCTTCCCGATCAAAACATCAGTCCTAGCTTTTCAACTATTATTGATCCACAATATGCAGATGATGATCCAAGACTTATCACGACTATTTTTGACGTTGAGGAGGCAGCGGATTTCTTGACATGGAAGAGATCGAAAAAGTAATAAGTATATGGCCTATTAATTACGAAGGTCGCACATATTTAAGAATTATTAGCGGGGAGGAGATTATTTTGTATGAGATCAATCCAATCAACTTTATTAAATCTCTCTTGGAGGCATATCGTGAATCGCTTAATTGATGATTTGTTGCGAGACGAAGGGCTGCGGGAGTTACCTTATAAATGCTCGGCAGGAAAACTTACGATAGGGGTTGGCAGGAATATCGAAGACAATGGGATCTCTGAAGATGAGGCGATCTATCTTTTAAAGAACGACATTCGAAGGTGCGAGGAAGAACTACAGACTTTTGATTGGTATGACGATCTCCCCGAGGGGGTAAAGCGTGGATTGCTAAATATGAATTTCAATCTCGGATTTCCCACATTAAAACAGTTCACAGGTATGCTTTCTGCCTTGAAGGTTAGAGATTTCGAAACAGCCGCAGAGGAGGCACTAGACTCCCGATGGGCCAAACAAGTTGGGGCTAGAGCTGTAAGGATTTCAGAATTATTCCGTCAAGGCTCTTGAGCTTCATTCATAAGATCAACGGGATCAACGCCAAGCAATTTATGGCCTAGCTCTACAGCCGCATAGAAGATAGGCTGAAAATCATCGTGATCTAAATCACCCCAGCTAATAGATTTAGGTTTAACCTGGGTCCATATAGATCTTAAATCCTCTAGCTGTTTGGGTGTTATATCTTGAACACCTAACACAACCATTGTCTTGCCTAGCCTTTTGTGAAACATCCCACTATTTTGCGGGAATTGGTGTTCCTCGTAGTGTCCCGCGTAAATTTTAACAGCATCAAGTAACGCCTCCATCGAGGCGTAGCGTTCTTGGTTCTCAAAGATTGTTTTAAGGAGAGCAAAAAACATCCGATGTTGATCGGGACTGCGGATCTTTTTGATGTCACAAGTAACTAGCTCATCAGGCTTAAGACGAGCTAGTATTGTGAGTGCGTTAGGATCTTCCGTGGCCTCTAACGTGGCTTTATGGGTGCGAATAAAAACTCCCTTCGTCATTAGAACGGAATCTTGTCATCAAGTTCAATAGGCTTTGCAGGCTCAGGTTTTTCACGTTTTGGTGAGACTTTGACCGATAACCAGTCTCCTCTCCCTGTGTTTTTGGTCCATGCGGCAAGATCCCATTTTTTGCCGTTTTCGTCCGTGAAGTCTCCCTTATAGTCTGGTTGAGAGTCTTTAGATTTGTATTCGTTGCGGAACAATCTTCCACTGTTTTCATACGCCATTATAATTGACCTCCGTATTTGACTTCCTCTGATGTTAGATTTGCTTTCATTTGATCCTTTA